TATAGGTTGAGTATCGGAATGAGGAGTGAGATGGGAATGATGATGATTGGGGAAGATAACAATGTGGAATTAGTGAACTAACACTCAACTGTCTACTACTCAGCTATACCTGAGATAGATAGAACAGCAGTAGTAATGAATAGAGTGGACTGTGTACGTACTCTGTCTATTGGATGGACTATCTCAATGTGTTGGACTCCTATGTGTAGGAAGTTACAAGCCACCCCGAAGGGTGGCGTTGTATTAGGCTTGGCTAATGAGAGCTTGGACTTCACGCTCTTGAGCGATGAGTTGCTTTTGACGATCGAGGCGAGCCTGATCTAGGAAGACGCCAGAGGTTTCCTCTGACCACTTGGTGATATTGCCGAATGCTAGGCAAAGGTAGGTCATGCCATCAAGTAATGAAATGAACATGATGTTTAATGAACGGAACATAGTGAACTCCTATAGGATTAATGAGATGGGGTACGTACCCACTGGATGGCTGTAGGCCATGTGTAGGGGGGGGGGTATTTGGGTTTTAGTGATCCCAGCTTATAAGTCCTACCTCCGTACCCATTTTTAAAATTATGTAAAAACCTGCGGTCCTAAAATTTTGCATATTATTTCCACATACCTTTTTGTTTTATATAATTAATACTTGCCGTGATTGAGGTATTTAATAAGGAGCTTCGGCTCCTTCTTTTTTTGGTTTCCATATAATGCCGTACCATACACACCCGATACATTAACTATTGGATATATATGACGGCACTTACCATTGAACAATTCAAGCAAGCTTTACCAGATAAGGTGAAGAAGTCTGTGAACCAAGAATTAATTGATTCAGTCAATAACACCTTGGCCGATCCTGAGATGTTTGAGGCTTACCGAGATAACCTGCTTAGCTACACACGGGTAATGGCTGATGGCCGATTTAAGGTGGGCGGCTATGTGGATGCAGTTCGGTATGTGAGCCATAAGCTCATGGGGTGTAGCAACATTGAGGCTTACACCAAGTCATTCCCTGATAAGTACGCCAGGTTCGTGGCCCAAGGCGTGCAGGCTAAGGACATTGCTTCCTATGTCACTGCGTACAACAAAAGCAAGCTGGTTAACTTAATCTTTGAGCAGACGCTTATTCCAAGCTATGTACTGAACCAAGATCTATATCAGCGGGCGTTGAATGTGCAGGCGGAACTTATGGTCCATGCCAAGAGTGAAAAGGTCAGGAGTGACGCTGCTAATTCATTGTTGACACAGCTGAAGATGCCTGAGACACAGAAGGTGGAGCTGGAGATTGGGATTAAGGAAGACTCTTCTATTGCCCAACTCAGGATGGCAACTATGGAGCTAGCCCGACAGCAGCGCTTGAGTATGGAGTCTGGGTCAATGAATGCACAGCAGATTGCACATTCCAGAATTCAAGTTGTAGATGTTGAAGCCAAGGAAGTAATTTGATTGGTGAATAAATAGCTAACCGAATTACACTATAGGCATTGCGTTCAGACTAAAAAGGTTAACTATGGCCACCGCTCAAAGAAAATCAAATGCCTTGTCATTACCCGATGATATGGTGGGTATTCTGGCCGCAGAAGATAAGCGTAAAGGCTTTCCCATGGGAACAATGCAGTCATTAATGACGCAGGAAGTGGGCGGGCAAATGGATAAGTATTTAAAAGACCCTACTGCTTATCACTATGCACCCAATGCCAAAGGTAAAAGAATTGCTGGACATACTGGCAAAGTATCTACAGCGTTTGGTCCATTCGGTTTATTGGAATCTACGGCTAAAGATCCAGGCTATGGTGTTAAACCATTGGCGGATAAGTCTTTTACAGAGCAGCTGCGGTTTGCAAGTGATTACTTAGGTGGCCGCAGCAAAAGCGCTGGTAGTTTAGAAGGTGGGCTGGCAGGATATGGTGAAGGCGCTAAGTACGCTACGCAAGTAGCAAGGCGCACTGGTCCTGCGAATGTCCCACCTGTACCAGGACTAATGCTCGCTCAAGATGCACAAGCCCCAGCAGCTGTAGTAATGGCTGACGCTGCACCTGTATCTTCTGCTGTTCCTCCTGCGGCTTCTGCCCCTGTTCCCGGCCAAATGCCTGCAGCGCACGAAGTACCTGACGCATGGCAGGAGTTTCTAATTCGCAGCCGTGCTTCGGGGGTTGCTCCACCAATGGCTACACAAACTGCGGCGTACCAGCCCATGCCATTGAATGTGCCTGACTTCATGAGCATGGTTGGCTACATGAACAAGGACCGCACACCCACTGGCTTCCAAGCGTTTAACGGCATGGACGCTTCCATTTGAGCGCCGATGCTGTCGCTGAAGCCTTAGCTCCTTGGAAAGTAGAGGAGTATCTCAACGCCACCAACTACGCGGTAGATCCCAAGTACGTACCAAGTGAGTTTGCGCTGGAGTTTGTCACCTTTATCAAGCTGGTCAATGGCCAGCAGGGCGAAGAGCACAAGACGCCATTGGTGCATTACCGAATGCTTGACACGCTTACCAATGGTGGGCGGCGGGTAGTAAACCTGTGCCACCGAGGGATTGCCAAGACTACGGTGATGGGTGAGTACTTGTTCCTGTACATCGCTGTGTACGGCGAGATTCCTGGCTTTGGTCGGATTGACCTGGCGCTGTACGTGTCTGACTCCATTGAGAACGGTGTCAAGAACATGAGAAAGAACTTGGAGTTCAGGCACGACAACTCTGAGTTCCTCAAGGAGTACATCCCTGTTATCCGGTTTACGGACATCCGCTGGGAGTTCAAAAACGCAGACGGCAAAGTATTCATTGTCAAAGGCTACGGCGCCAAGACTGGTGTGCGAGGAGCCAAGGAAATGGGTAAGCGCCCACAGCTGGCAGTGCTCGATGACTTGATCAGCGATGAGGATGCTCGCTCTGCCACTGTGGTGTCTGCTGTGGAAGACACGGTCTACAAGGCTGTGAACTACGCGTTACATCCAACCAAAAACATGATCATTTGGTCGGGCACACCGTTCAATGCAAAAGATCCTCTGTACAAAGCGGTGGAGTCCGGCGCTTGGATGGTCAATGTGTTCCCTGTGTGCGAGGCATACCCCTGCACGCGGGAGGAATTCAAGGGTAGCTGGCCTGACCGCTTTACGTTTGACTATGTCAAAGAGCAGTACGACCTAGCAGTTAAGTCCGGCAAAGTGGAAACATTTAACCAGGAATTAATGCTGCGAATTATGAGCGATGAAGATCGCATGATTCAAGACGGAGATATTGGCTGGTACAAATTAGACGCAGTTATCCGCAATAAGTCCCGCTTTAATTTCTATGTTACCACTGACTTTGCTACATCTGAGAAAGACAAAGCAGACTTTTCTGTTATTAGTGTCTGGGCCTACAACAATGTAGGTGATTGGCTTTGGGTAGATGGTATTTGTAAACGCCAACTAATGGACAAGAACATTGATGACTTATTCCGCCTCGCACAAATATACAAACCCCAGTCTGTGGGGATTGAGGTTACTGGTCAGCAGGGTGGATTCATCCAATGGATCCAAGGACAAATGCTGGAACGGAATATTTACTTCCCTCTTGCTAGCGAAGGAAATGATACCAAGCCAGGAATTAGACCAAATACCAACAAGATGGTACGTTTTAATACCGTGGTGCCTTTGTTCAAAGCACGAAAGATATTTTTACCAATAGAAAGAAAGACCGAAGCTACAATTGCTGAGGCGATAAATGAATTAAGCTTGGTATCTGTTTCTGGTTTCAGAAGCAAGCACGATGACTTTCTAGATACTGTATCTATGTTGTCTTCACTGACACCATGGAAACCCTCTGAAGAAGCGCCGTTAATTTCCTCTGGTAAATCAAATGGTATGTGGGATCTCGATGTCCAGGATGACATTGCGGATCGTATTGCCTCGTATATTGTTTAAGGATTAGGTATGACGCTTCAAGAAGTATTCGATCAATTAACTTATGGTGAACTGGCTCAGCTTAATATTGGCGGTGCCGGAACTGGAGTTATTAATGAAACCAATTACACCAGAGTTCTGTTGCATGTCAGCTTAGGTCTGACATCACTGTACAAGCGGTTTGCCTTAAAAGAGGGCCGTGTCACTGTGCAGCTGGATCCTTCGGTTAGCACTTATTACCTAAACCGTAAGTTTGCCGTTACTAACACTCGCTCAAGAGAACCTATTAAGTACTTGCTGGACTCTGGCATGGAGCCGTTTAAAGACGATCTGCTCAAGGTAGAACAAGTTCTTACTGACTTGGGCTTTGAGATGGATGTGAACAACAGAACCAATCCGCTCTCAGTCATGACTCCGGCTGCGACCACGCTGCGCGTGCCCTTGCCTATGGTGCTACGCGCAAGAGATTTGCCGGAGCGGCTTAAAACAGAGACGCTGGAAGTGGTGTACCGAGCCAATCATTTCAAGATTGCCTCCGAAGACCTTGATCCTGAGATGGTTCTGCTGGAACTTCCTGACGCTTACCAAGAAGCGCTCTTGTATTTTGTGGCCAGTCGGGTGAACAACCCCATTGGCATGAGCAACGAGTTCGACGCATCTAGCAACTACTCAGTCAAATACGAACAAGCCTGTCAGCAGCTGGAGCTGCAGAACTTACAAGTGGACCAGGGTAGTGAAAACACCAGGTTTTCTTCGCGTGGCTGGGCATAAAGGAAATACCCCATGAATTTACTAAAAACTTCCTCAGACGCAGCTGGCAAACCGCTCACCGACTGGAAAAAAGCCCCAACAGTCAAAGAGCTGAAACAAGATCTTCAAGACGCCAAGCCCATCCACGACTCTCAGGTCATCAAGATCAATGAGTGGCTGGACAACCTAAACGTCACAGGCAAAGCCAAGATGCCGGTGGTCAAAGGCAGCTCCAGCATTGTGCCCAAGCTCATCCGTAAGCAAGCAGAGTGGCGCTACGCCTCACTCAGTGAGCCATTTCTGAGCACAGACGATGTGTACAACGTCAAGCCTGTGACCTTTGAAGACCGTAAAGCTGCACAACAAAACCAACTGGTTTTAAACCACCAGATCAACAACCGCATCGACAAGACCAAGTTCATTGATGAGTACGTGCGTGCAGCCGTGGACGAAGGCACAGTCATTGTGCGAGTGGGCTGGCAGTTTGAGGAAGAAGAGATTGAAGTCACTGTGCCGGATGTGCAGTTCCAGGTTAACCCTGAGATGGGCCCACTGCATGATCAGTTGCATCAGTTGATGGAGAGCTCTCCCAGTGAGTACGCCACCAATGTGCCGGATGAGCTGAAAGAGGCGCATGACCTGACGATGGAGCAAGGCCAACCAATTGAGCCAGTCATCATTGGGGAGAAGACAGTCAAGCAGATGAAGACGGTTAAGAACTTCCCTACTGTGGAAGTCTGCGATTACCGCAACGTCGTGATAGATCCGACCTGCAATGGAGATATCAGCAAGGCCAAGTTCCTGGTGTATAGCTTTGAGTCCTCGCTTGCCGAACTCAAGAAAGATTCCAAGTACAAGAATCTGGACCGGATTAATGTTGAAGCCAACTCCATTTTGGGCACCCCTGACCACACGGCAGCCGGTGACACCCAGTCGTTTAACTTTACTGATGAGCCACGTAAGAAGTTTGTGGTTTATGAGTACTGGGGTTTCAGAGACATTGATGGCTCCGGGTTAATCAAGCCTATTGTGGCGGCTTGGGTAGGTGACACCATGGTTCGTCTGGAAGACAACCCATTCCCAGACAAAGAGATCCCATTTGTGATGGAGCAGTACTTGCCTGTGCGCAAGTCCAACTATGGTGAGCCGGATGGTGCGCTGCTGGAAGACAACCAGCGCGTTATCGGTGCTGTGACGCGGGGCATGATTGACATCATGGGTAAGTCGGCCAATGGCCAGACAGGTATGCGTAAAGACATGCTTGACACCACCAACCGCAGGAAGTTTGACAAAGGCTTGGACTATGAGTTCAACGCCAATGTCGATCCGCGCCAGGGGGTGTATATGCACACTTACCCAGAAATCCCACAGTCTGCACAGTTCATGCTGCAGCTCCAAAACATGGAAGCTGAGTCCTTGACTGGTGTGAAAGCTTACTCGCAAGGCGTCTCAGGCCAAGGTCTGGGTGACGTGGCAGCAGGTGTGCGCGGTGCATTGGATGCAGCTTCCAAGCGTGAGCTTGGGATCCTTCGTCGCTTGTCCAGCGGCATTATCAAGATTGGTCGCAAAGTCATCAGCATGAACGCAGAGTTCCTGTCGGATGAGGAAGTTGTCCGCGTAACCAATGAAGAGTTTGTCACTGTGCGCAAGGATGACCTTGCAGGCAAGTTTGACCTGCGCCTGTCTATTTCCACAGCGGAAGAAGACAACAACAAAGTCGAAGAGTTGGCTTTCATGTTGCAAACCATTGGCAACAACATGGACGGCGAGCTGCGCAACATGATATTGGCGGATATTGTCCGCCTGAGAAAGATGCCAGACCTGGCCAAGAAGATTGAAACCTACCAGCCCCAGCCTGATCCTTTGGCGCAGCAGAAAGCTCAATTGGAGATTGAATTACTTCAAGCCCAAATTGAGAATGCCCGTGCACAAGCAGGCGAGCGTCAATCAGGTGCCCAGTTAGATATGGCTAAAGCAGGAACTGAGGAGGCTAAACGACAGTATCTCAGTTCAGATACTGACTTAAAGAACTTGGAGTTTGTTGAACAAGAATCTGGCGTAAAACAAGAACGAGCTAAGGAACTTCATGGCGAACAGGCCCGTAGCCAAGCCAAATTAAAGTTAATAGACCGTTCATTTGTTAATGAAGATCGTAATTCTGATTTACTAAAAGAATATCTTCGTGCGCGATGATTTAAATTTGATATATAGTACAGGGCGTTTACTGTATTAATTAAGTAAACGCCTCTATTAACTTCTATAGCACTGGTAGATCCATGAGTAATGACACAATCCAAGAGATTGAGCGAAATATTAAACAAGCCAAGAGCTTGGTGGAAAATGGCGATGCATTGGAGCGGTTGAAAAATAACAAGGACTTTAAAAAGATAATCCTTGATGGATTCTTTGAGAAAGAAGCCATTCGGTTGGTTCATCTAAAGGCAGATAGAAATATGCAAAGTGTGGACACACAAAAGTCCATCCTTACACAAATGGATGCGGTAGGCGCATTGCATCAGTATTTCAATGTCATATTTATTCAGGCTAATCAAGCCAGCAAATCTATTGCTGCCGATGAAGAAGCCCGTGATGAATTGCTTGCAGAGGAACTTGAATAATGTTAGATGCTGTTATTGATATCCCTGACGCAGAAACTGCTGCGCCTGATCAGACTAATTATCTGAGTATGTCGGACGCCGAGATGATGGCAGCAGGTGCCCCATCTGAGGAAGTTCCTGCTGCTCCAGCTAGTGAGGCAGCTGATGCTGAAGACCTAGAAGATGCTGAGGAAGAGGCCAAGACGCCTGAAGCTGATGATGCCGAAGACGACGCCGCAGCTGACGAAGGAGCCGATACGGCGACGCCCGAAGCTGCACAGTCGGATGAGGTTGAGCCAGAAGCTACGGCTCCTGAAGCTGACCAGGCTCCTGAAGACAAGGTGGACTACGAAGCTGAATACAAGCGCTTAATTGCGCCGTTCAAAGCCAATGGCCGTGAGATTCAGGTCAGGTCTGCAGAAGATGCAATTGCACTCATGCAAATGGGTGCGAACTACAACAAGAAGATGGCGGCTTTAAAGCCGAATCTGAAAATCATGAAGCTGTTGGAAAACAACGGCTTGATGAGTGAAGAAAAGCTCAGCTTTTTAATTGACCTGGATAAAAAGAATCCAGCCGCAATTAACAAGCTAGTTCAGGAAAGCGGAATAGATCCTATGGATCTTGACGCTACCAAAGCAGGCGAGTACAGACCGAAAATTCACGCTGTTGACGACCGAGAGATTGATCTGGATACGGTTCTTGATGAAATTCAAGATACTCCGACGTATGCCCGGACGCTCGACGTAGTCAGTCAGAAGTGGGACGGTGCAAGCAAACAAGTTATTTCACAGACACCGCAACTGTTGAAGGTTATTAATGCCCACATGGAGTCAGGCATTTACGACTTGATCAGTAAAGAGGTTGAAAGTGAGCGCATGTTTGGTCGCTTAAATGGTTTGTCTGATATTGAATCTTACCGGCAGGTAGGTGATGCTATTCAGGCGCGAGGTGGGTTTAATCATTTGACCAATGGTCAAGTAAAAACACAATCTTCGCCTCCTGTAATTGTGGAACCTAAACCGAAGAAGGTTGAAGACGACAAGCTGAAAGATAAAAGGCGAGCTGCAAGCTCCACTAAACCTGTTGCCCCAACGACGGCTATTAAGGATTTCAATCCATTGGCTTTGTCGGATGAGGAATTCAGCAAACTTGCTGATAACAGGTTCCGTTAATTAATTCATTAAGGAACTGACTATGTCTATGCAATTTAATGCACCCCCAACCACGGCTTCAACCGTTGGTTCGCAAATCACCAATGAGTTCTATCAGAAGAAAGCTCTGATCGAAGCTCAAAAAGAGCAGTACTTCAGCCAGCTGGCCGACGTAATCTCAATGCCTAAAAACATGGGCAAGAAAATCAAGCGTTACCACTACTTGCCTTTGCTCGATGACGGCAACATCAACGATCAAGGTATCGACGCTGCAGGCGTAACCAGTGCTGGCGGTAATTTGTACGGTTCGTCTAAAGACATCGGCACCATCACTGGCAAATTGCCTGTGTTGTCTGAGTCTGGTGGCCGAGTCAACCGCGTGGGCTTCAAGCGTAAGGAAATTGAAGGTACTTTGGAGAAGTTTGGCTTCTTTGACGAGTACACCCAGGAATCCCTGGACTTTGACACCGATGCAGAACTCATGTCCCACATCAATCGCGAGATGATCATGGGTGCGAATGAGATCACCGAAGACTCGCTACAGATTGACTTGCTCAGCGCTGCTGGTGTGATCAAGTACGCAGGTACTGCCACGTCAAATGCCGGTATGGGTGCAGATGATCTAGTGACTTACAAAGATCTGATGCAGTTGTCTATTGATTTGGACAACAACCGCACGCCTAAGCACACCAAGGTGATCAATGGCTCACGCATGGTTGATACCCGCGTCTTGTCATCAGCTCGTGTGGCTTACATCGGCACTGAGTTGTTGCCAACCTTCAAAGCCATGAAGGATTTGCATAACAACCCAGCATTTATCGCTGTTGAGAAGTACGCCGCTGGTGGCGAGACTCTACGCGGTGAAGCCGGTGCTGTTGATCAGTTCCGTTTGGTGGTTGTTCCTGAGATGGTCAAGTGGGCTGGCGCTGGTGCAGATGCTTCTGCTGATTCTGCCAACTACGAGACAGGTAATCAGTTCGACGTGTTCCCAATCTTGGTGGTGGGTGACGAGTCTTTCACTACTGTTGGTTTCCAAACCGATGGTAAGACCGTGAAGTTCAAGATCACTCACAAAGCGCCAGGTGAGGCTACTGCTGACCGTAATGATCCTTACGGTGAGACAGGCTTCATGAGTATCAAGTGGTACTACGGTTTCATGGCATTGCGTCCTGAGCGTATTGCCTTGATCAAGACTGTTGCCCGCCTGTAAGCAGGACTAAGAGGGGGCGAGCCACAAGCTCGCTCCCTTTTTTTAAGTATCTTTTTATCTCCATATTGAGGAATCGCAATGTCTGATATCGACAACGACAACGAGCAGCCACTTGTGCAAGACGAGCTGACCACCTTGAAGGCGCGAGCCGACATGCTGGGCGTTACATACCACCCTGCCATTGGTCTGGAAAAACTCAAAACCAAGATAGCCGCTGCTTTAAGCGACACCACTGAATCTCCAGCAGCTGAAGACAAAGTTGAGGCAGCTGCCTCTGAAGTTGAGACATTGAGCGCCAAGCGCCTTCGTCTTAAACGCCAAGCCAATGAGCTGGTGCGAATCCGCGTGTCTTGCATGAACCCTGCTAAGTCAGAGTGGGAAGGCGAGATCTTTACCTGCGGTAACTCACTGATTGGCTCTGTCAAGAAGTTTGTACCTTTCAATGCCGAAGAAGGCTGGCATGTGCCGCGCATCATCTTTGAGCAAATGAAAGAGCGCCAGTGCCAGATCTTTGTGGCTGTGCGAGATGCACGCGGCAACACCACACGCAAAGGCAAGCTCATCAAAGAGTTTGCAATTGAAGTGCTGGAGCCATTGACCAAAGAAGAGTTGCATGACCTGGCTCAACGCCAAGCCATGAGCAAGTCCATCGCCTGAACTTCCACCTTGCCCGGATAGACCTATGACTACTATTGCTGTAAGCGACTTGACCCAAGCCTCTGTGGATGGGACAGGCATCTTTGATATCTTGATGCGTGCCAATGCGGCGCACTTGGAGGCAGAGTTTGCCAAAGGTCGCATTAAAGGATCAGAGTACTCAACGGTCTATTTGGGGATGCTCACTCAGGTAATGCAGACTTCGCTGCAGTTGCTGTTGTCCAAGGAAAAAACAGACTTGGAAGCCCAAGTGCTGAGTGAGCAGATCTTGCAGTTGCAAGCGCAGACTGCGCTCGTTACCCAGCAAAAAGCCAACGCTGTTTTGGAAGGCGCCGTGCTGGTAGCCCAAGAGTGCAAGCTGCGTGCAGAGTTTGATGTGTTGCAGAGCACCAACCTCAAGACTGTTCAAGAGACTAGCTTGTTGGCTCAAAAGACAGCTACTGAGCGTGCGCAGGTTACGACTTTAGGTGTTGATGACAACTCAGTAGTCGGTCGACAAAAGCAGTTGTACTTGGCTCAAACCAGTGGCTTCACCAGGGATGCTGAGCAAAAAGCAGCCAAGGTCATGGTGGATACCTGGAATGTGCGCCGTACAACTGACCCTGATGCAGCGCCAGCAGATGGGGTCAACAACTTGAGTGACGCCTCTGTTGGACGAGCTGTAACTAAGTTGCTTGCTGGTGTCGGAGCTTAAAGCGTAGCTAGCCAGTACCAAGGGGAGCTTATCGCTCCCCTTTTTTTCTTCAGCTGTGCATCAGTAAGACAGGAGCGGTCATGGGATGGAATCCATTTAAAAGCAAAAGAGTCACGACTATCGACGTGGCGACAGTTGCGCAGCGTTTGATTGAAGACGATAACCTTCCGGACGCTATCAAGACCGGCGTAATCAAGGCAATCTTGCGCGAAGAAAATGTGACCGATACCGTGATTGAAGACTTGGTCGGTAGTTTGGGTGTGCGCGCTGAGCGTGCTTACGCTTACGCCGAAAAGCACTACACGCACGGTTTACCTTCTGGGGAAATCTACTCATCAACCCAAGGATGGGCACAAGTAGAAGCAGTGATTGAGGCGGCTGAGGGGCGGCAAGTTGTGATTGAGTACTCACGCCATGGGCCTGCCAATGCGTTGCATGTAGGCTGGGTCAAGCTAATTCAGGATCACGGTTACAACCAAACAACCAACCAGCTCGCTGAACTGACTGCTGCCAAAGGCACACCCGTCTATCTCAAAGACATGGTGGTTGTGGTCCCCGCTCATTTAAAAAGCACGTATGAGCCAGATGTGCTGGAACAGTGGGGCATTAGCGCTAAAGCAGGCTACACGCCTGAGCGAACGTCTAATGGATCTATTGGTGTACAGAAGGTGGTGGAGTCATCACCTGTGTTCATTAATGCGGCGGCTACAGAGCTGTACGTTGCAGCCACCTATGTGTGGAAGTCTGGTAGCCATACTTATGAAGGTTCATTGAGCATTTCATTGAATGACTACTCCGCTGATCAAAACTACTTTCAAGCCAAGTACGTAGCCGACGACGTAGTCAAATACTTCATCTATGCGCAAGACACAGGCACTCACCCAACGCTTGATGGTGTGTTTGCAGAAAAGACAGTGGTCAATGGAACGTACTTCCCATTTGTCTACTTTCGTAACAACAAGCAGTCGGTCATACAAGACAAGACTACGCCCGCGTACAAGACCAGCAGAACGCTGACAAAGTACTTTGGGATGGATTTTGATACGGTAGCCAAAGGCATCGACAGTAATCCTGACATCGACGATGTTCAGCAAGCCATGATGATCATGGCCGTACCAGCTGTAACTACTGATCCAGTGGAGTGCCGCTATCTGTTTGATTACTTTGAAGCCATGAACTACGCCATGGATGACGGTACGTCTTCCTACACCGCACTCAACCGCAGCGACTTGTCTGGTTTGCAGACAGACGCTGTTCAAGGCAAGCGACGAGCTTTCTTGATTCAAGACAAGCAATTCAAGATGGTGCTGAATATTGGAGGTATCACAAAGCGCTTGGTAGTAGGGTCTATTGGAAAATTAGGTACACATAGCAGCGCATACAGCACACGCTCAGTAAGCGAGACAGCCTATGACGTAGACCTTGGCGAGGATGTCACCACTACTCGCTTGTTTAAAGAGCATGTGTACAAAAAACAAATTACATCTGTGTTGTATGAAGAAGTGACAGTGCTAGACCTGAGCATGACTTATTTCGTCTCTGGTCAATACACCACAACAGGTGATGAAACAGACGAGATCTTGTTAATTCCCATTGATATGTCAATTAGCAGCCAGTGGACAATTCAAGAAAGGGAGACGCTTTACGCACGGTCGATGCACTTTATTTTTAATACGCTGGTAATTACTGTAACCAAAGTCAAGTGGTATCAAAGAGGCGCGTTTAAAAAATTAATGTTAATTATTGCAATCGTCATGATTGTTGTGGATGGTGGTGCCACTATGGGGGTTTACTTAGGGCTTACTGGCACAGCGGCTGTGGTTGCGTCGATATTAATAACGCTGTATGTCATGCCAGCTGTATTTAAACTAGTAGTGAAATTAGTAGGTGCAGATCTGGCGACAATACTAGCTATTGCATTAGTAGTTTATGCTGCGCATCACTTTGCCACATCGCCGGGTATGGCAGGTGTGCCTACAGCAAACCAGTTAGTTAGTTTTGCTACTGGATTAAACGGTGCTGTGATACAGGATATGTTCTCTGACTTGCTGCTGGAACAGCAAGGGTTCTTTCAATTCATGGAAGAACAAACTAAAACATTGGACGAAGCTAATAAACTGTTAGAGTCAACTAGTTTTCTAAGTCCGTTCGTAATATTTGGGGAAAGCCCACAAGACTTTTATAATAGAACTGTTCACTCCGGCAATGTCGGAGTATTAAGTATTAGCGCAATTTCCTCCTACGTGGATATCGCTCTCACTCTTCCGAAGTTAGACGAATCAATTGAAACAATAGGAGAAAGTAATAATGGGATATCCAACGGATTCAACGAATGGGCTTAAATACAACTCAACTAGTGGGTTTGGTATAAAGCAACTTAATCCTGCTACTAACCTTCAAGCAATGCAAGGCTACATGACGCCGCCTTTGGCTGCTAATGGCGCTAACGGTGCTTTTGGTCCACAAGATTACTCTGTGTATGGAGGAACTCAAGTGCCTCAGATGGGGGGCTTAAACGTAAGTAATCTGGCACCTGGTCCAAGTGGCTACAGCATGACCAACCCAATTGCTCCTGCTGGGGGAAGTGGGGCGGGTGGTGGTTTTTTTGACAACATGATTGGCACTAGAGAAAATCCTGGCTGGGGTGGTCTAGCAGTGGGCGCAGCAACTGGTGCAGCAAATCTGTTTATGGGTTTAAAGCAATACGGCTTGGCCAAAGACATGTTTGCTGAGAACAAAAGCCAGTACGCACAGAACTTTGACGCACAGCGTGGCTTGACCAACTCTCGCTTAGAGGATCGCCAGACACGTCGCAACATTGAGCGACCTGACTCCATGGCAGCAGCGGACTACATGTCTAAGTACGGAGTCAAATAATGGCAACACCTATTACTTGGCAAAACGTAAACGCACCCTCCAATGATGCTGCCATGCGCGGCATGGAGTCTGCGGGACAAAGTCTGACTGGGGGCTTGGATAAGTTTGCATCTATTTTGGCAAACAGAGAACAGGTCAACCAAGGCGTTGCTGACCGTGGCAGACAAGCAAGCCAAGAAGAGTATCTGAACTTGGTTCAAAGCTACAAGACACCAGAGGAGTTGCAAGCAGCTCGTATGTCTGGTGTATTGGATCAACGCTTGGCGTCACTAGATCCACGTAATCAAGCTGCAGTGCGTGGTGCCCAAGAGGCTCGTATTACCAGTTTGCAGACGCAAACCACAGCAGGTGATACGTATGCTAAGGGTCAAAAAACGACTGCTGATGCACCCATGATTGAGCAGCACGCCCAAATGGTAGCCAGTAACGACACAGTAGGTGCAGCAGCGCTTCGCGCAGCTAATCCTAACGTTAACTGGGGCAACAGTGCTCAAAATGCTTGGGACGCTGACCGATTGCGAAGCTCACAAGGTCGTACTGACGAAGTGGCTGTAGCAGCGCAACCGGGCATTTTATCAAGGCTTGTGCAGACTGATGCGTTAAACCAAATCAAGGATCCTGCTGCTTTGGCTGAAGAGAGAGCCAGAGTTGCTTTGCAGCCTACAGTACTGGCCAATGCAGCTCTTACTGCGCAGCAAGAGGGAAGAGTCCTAACTGATGCAGTTCAAAGCCGTGCTTTGGAAACAGAGGTGGGCACTATGCAAGCTTCGTTCCTCCAAGATAGGAATGAGCAAGGTAAAGCAATGGGGGCAATGGCTACTCAGCTTGGATTACCAGTAGATGCGGCTGGCTATCCCAAGTTTAATGAAATGGGTGAAGTTGCACGCAAAAAGTTTAATGACTTTGCTGCTGCAAACAATAGCCCACTGTCTGACTCTTTCATGAAAGGGGATACTCAAGCTGCAAATGCTTTTATGGAGAAACTAACTCTTTCTGGAAAGTATTCTCCTGAGTTGTTGGCTAAACAAAGAGCTAGTATTTTTAGCGCATTTAATACCAATACATTGCGAGATCAAACTGGTAATGATAGTTTCAACAGTAAACTAGCAGCTGCCAAGAATGATGTAGTTAACCAAGCCAAAACAGATAAAGATTGGTATCCCGCTGGAAGTCCTGCTGCAGCGGCTGGTTTTGAAGCCCTGCAAAAAGAAGTGGTTGATTTAATAGACGTTACTTCTGGTATAGATCCTGAAGAAGATGTTTCAGCTGTACAAGCGTTTGTAGCTCGTATGGCACGGCGTGGCATTGAATTAGATGACGGTACATTTATTACTCCATCTGTACAAGATGTACGTGATGTAATACGTGGCGCAGAAGGCGGATGGTTTAAAGATGTCACGCGGTCAAAGAATGCAGAAAATGAACTTAAAAAGTTAGCAAAGACGCCCGAAGTTATTAAAAAAATTCAAGGCGCCACAGTAGCAGAGCAATATAGGCAAGATCAACAAGTTAAAGCATTAATGAGTTCTTTGCCACCGGCAGTTACAAAGTAAATAGTTAAGGACGCACATGGCTACGGAATACCAAGATACTTTCAGCGCCCCGCTTACACAAGCAACAGAAAACCTTAATCAGCTAGGTATCTCGGATAAGTTTGAATCGTTACGCCAAGCCAGCAATCAAAAGATTGCTGAGCTTGAGCAGCACCGACTTAAACAAGTAGCTCGTGAAAAAGCAGTTGCTGATTCCTTGGTGGGGCAGTTAGGACTTGACCCCAATGACACTTTTGGAGCTCTGGCCAATCGCGGTGTTGCTACCTACACTGGTATTGCAAATGGTGCTGGTGCTTTGGCATCAGGTGCAGCCAATGAGTTTGCTAGGTTTAACCGTGGCTTGGCAGACCCTCTTGTGCAGCAAGCTTACCAACGCCAGCAATGGGGAATAGCCAACGCGGATGACTTGAAGCTACTCAACGCCCCTACCGCAGATCGCACGTACTTGAGTGACTCAGATGCGGCTGAGCGCTTCGCTAATAAGATTGATGCTCGTCGTGCGGAGATTGCCACAATGGTGGCTCCTAACATTGACGGTATCAAACCAACTGGCGTAGCCCAGATGGCGGTGGATGGTGGACTGAGTCTGCTCAAAGGCGCTATTGCTGTACCTGAAGCAGCAGTTGGTTTGGCCAGCCTGGTTTCTGGTGGTGCAGCAGGCAAGTACTTAGAAGATGCTGGCTTTCGTCCTGCTGAAGCCAAAGACTTTATTGAGTCTCTGAAATCCGCAGAGATGCAAGCTGCAAGCCAAAGCGTCAATGGTGCAGAAGGCTTTTGGGACACCTTGGATCAGGTGGCTGCAAACCCAAGCACAGTACCGCACTTGTTGCTGGAATCACTATTCCCCATGCTGGCAGGTGGTGTGGCTGCGCGGGGTCTTCAAGCCTTGGGCGCAGGTGTCAAATTAGCGACAGCAGCAGGCGAAGGCGCTCTCATGGCTGGCTCTGCTGCAGAGCAAATTCGTGGGCAGACTGTAGACAAGCGCCTTTCCCTCAAGCAATCACTGGCAGCCGCCACCACAGGTGTGATGGGCGGTACTGTAGCTCGCTTGAGTGGTGGTGTATCAGGTCGTCTTGGTTTAGGTGACATTGATGAAGCCATTACTAAAGGTACGCTGGGCACATCTCAACGTGGGGTGCTCACCCGTACTGGTGGTGCCGCTGTGTTTGAAGGTGGTGAAGAAGCTTTGCAGTCCACAGGTGAAACTGTGCTGCAAAACTTTGCACTGGACAAAGCCTTAACTGAAGGTGTTGGTAATGCAGCTGCATTGGGTATGGTCACAGGTGCTGCCATGGGCGCACCTATGGGACTGGCCAAAGGAGTGGGCGAAGCACAGCAACGCTACCAGAGCGCTACAAAGCTCCAGGACGAGGCGATTGCATCAGGTGATGTAACTGCATTGGCAGATCCAGCCGCACGCACCTACGCCCCTGAGAAGGCTATTGCCGCACTGACTGGCAATGCTCAGCTGGCTACAACTACTGAAGAAACCAAGCAAGCCCATCTGGCCAAGGCCGATGAGATTGTGGGTGTGCTGGATGAAAAGCGAGCAGCGCTAGCAGCAGACTTATCAAACAAAACACTCAAAGGTGTCACCGCCAAGATTGCTGAAATGCAAGCTCTCTTGGCCAATACAGACCCGGCTAAAGTCGACAAGGTCGCAGGCTACACAAGATACTTGGATAACTTGCAAAAGGAGTTGCCTTTACTGCAAGAAGACAAGACTGACGGCAAGCGTACCAAGTCTTTGGAAAAAGAATTAGCTACGCTAGACACGCAGATAGAAGGTGTGAACACCGCCAAGACCCAGCTCAATCAGCTGGTAGAAGGCGGCACTGGTGTAGAGGCCATGCTGACATCATTGAGTACGCCGGTTGATCAGGCTGACCCTGTAGCTGTAGAAGCTTCTGTGGCGACTGCAACTCGCGTAGTGAACTTGGCCATGTCTGCTCCTCAGCTGTTGGATCCTGTCCGTGCAGAGGAAGTAGCTGCAGACATGACTAATGCTTTAACAGCCCCACAGCGTTTGGTCTTGCGTGAGTTCTCCAAGGCACGGCTGGAGCAGAACCTACTGATTAGTGGCAGTGCTGTGTCTCGCCAAATTTACGAAGGTGGCGGCGGTAATACAGGTATCAAAAATTACCAAGCCCGCATGGCAGTAGCTTTGCGTACAGATAATCAAAAACAAGCAGAAGAACAGCTCGATGGCTTGGGTAAATTTGAAGCAGATCACCGCAGCAAAGCGGAGGTAACTGCCGCTGCCATGAAAATTGGACCTGGTGTGCAAGTCATCAAGGCCAATGGGCAATGGCAAATTGGTGATGGCTCACTGTCCGAAGATAAGCTGCGCCTCAATGGTGGGCTGTCAGTTAAGCAAGATTTGGTATCCACGATTGGACAAGAAGCTGCTGCACTGACTGCTTCGCTGAGCTATTTGACAAAGGCGTATGAGCTGAAGTTCAACGCACCTTCCGCTGATGCATCAACTTTGACTGGAGCTGAGAATGTCACGAACCCATCACGACAAGGACAGGGAGCGCAAGTTCAGTCCAAAACCCCTGCAACAAAAGATGCAGCGCCAGTTGGAGGAACAGCGACCTCTTCTGAGGGAGTACCCGCAACCGTTGGAACCACTGGTGGTGTACAAGCCGCTGGGGTGATTGAGTCAGCTGTAGTAGAAGCTAAGTCAACTACAGTGAATGAAGAGACATCCGTCTCTTCTGTGAAGACTAAGAGTACTGGAGTAGATAAGAAGACTGAGTTAACTCAGAATACTCAGAGTACTGAGAAAACTGCAGATACTACAGTTGAAACACAGGCTAATTCAGAGAATAGCACAGTTGAGTCTGATACTGCCCAGACAATTGCCTCCGATGGGAAACTTTCGGCACTTCAACAGACTTCCCCGGAGGGGACTCCATACAAGTTACGACTGAACTTGATTGGAGACTTCTTCAAGCAAACTGAAGGTCGTGATGGCGATGTAACTTTGCGTCCACTGGTAGCTGTAAGTAACTTCATGTCAGCACTGCGAGATAAGACAGTTGATCTTGTAGACTTTTTAGGGGAGGGCGCACTTACAGGCGACAAGGAGACTGTTGCTCGCAAGACTGCGATCATTCAGCTGTTCAGCAAAGCTGCTAGTACTTGGAGCAAAACACTGCGAGAGAACTTGGCTCAGCGTCCTGACAACACTAAGGAATATTTCTTTAGAGACTTGATGCAGTTCCTGCTGATCACTGGCCAAGATGGCAAGCCAGACCTGGAAGAAAACGTCAAGACGGCAATGAGCTATGCGGCTTTTAGTTTTATTACAGAAAGTGCAGGCAAACCGTTTTTTAACGATCCTGAAGCCATCAATGCATTGCTAGACCGAGATGAGAACCATCCGGTGTCTAGTGAAGAAACCGATGTACTTGGCTTGGTAGGCGACAGGCGTAACACTGTCATTAACACGTTGGGCCAACGCGCCATTCAAGCACTTGGTTTGAGCTTGAAGGCAAAAGTGGGTGCCAATGAGATGGCTCGTCTAGAGAGCGCACTGGGTGCGCACGTCTGGAAAATGATGGTTGATCAAGGACTGATGGAAGACACCACAGTCTCAGGCAAAGAAATGTCGGAGCTCATTGGCAAAGCATCTACCGATGAGAACGCATCCTTTCACTTCACTCGCTTGGCCAGAGATCCCGAAAGCCAGGCACTCAACACTGCAGCAGAGCAGATCTTTCAAGCCTCACGCAAGACGCAGGGCATTCTGGACAAGATGTTCTCTGTGGAGTCTGCACTTAAAGAACCTAGCTTGGCACCTGTGGCTGCAAAGCAAGACACCGCCAAGAACACATCCCAGAAAGTTCCCAGCAAGCTGAAAAAGATCATGGCACGCCAAAACAGCGTAGCCAACTTTGTGCGCCAGGAGATGTGGCACCTCATCGGTTCAATGGACCCTGGCATTGCCATGGAAATTGCAGGAGCAGTAGACACTGACCCTGCTACAACACACAAAGCCAACCGGCTGGCTAACGAGTCAAAAAATGAGGGCTTGCGCCGAGAGCTTGATCGCTTCCTGGATTTTGTGGGTCTTATGGACGATCCAAAAGCAGCGATGTTTTTTGAGCACGTTGTATTTAAACAGCAGCGAGTGGGCATCAACGGCAACGTGATCAACCCACAAACCAGCAAAGTGGCACGCCACATGCTGTATCAAAAAAGCTGGGAAACCGTGGTTCGTTTTGACAACGAAG